TGTCCACCCTCACCGCGCCCCTCCCCGCCACCGCCTCCTGGAGCGACTTGCTCAAAGGAAAAAACGGCTGGCTCGCGCTCGCCCTGACCGGCGGCGTCGCCCTGCACGCCATCAACGTGCACATCGTCACCACCGTGCTGCCTTCGGTGGTGCAGGACATCGGCGGGCTGGACTGGTACGCCTGGAACACCACCCTGTTCGTGGTCGCCTCCATCGTCGGCGCCGCGCTCTCGGTGCGCCTGCTGTCCTCCCTCGGGCCGCGCGGCGCCTGCCTTGCTGCCCTGGGTGTGTTCGCGCTGGGTTCGGCCATTTGCGCCAGCGCCGGCGCCATGGGCTGGATGCTGGTCGGCCGCAGCGTGCAAGGCCTGGGCGGGGGCACCCTGGCGGCCTTGAGCTACGCGCTGATCCGCGTCGTGTTCGAGCCCGCCCTGTGGTTGCGCGCGGTGGCGCTGGTCTCCGGCATGTGGGGCATCGCCACGCTGAGCGGCCCGGCCGCGGGCGGCCTGTTCGCCGAGGCCGGCCACTGGCGCTGGGCCTTCTGGATCCTGCTGCCGATCTCGCTGTTGCAGGCACTGGTGGTGCTGGTGCAGTTGCGCCCTGCAGCCGGTGCCGTGGCCGGCCGTGGTCAGAAGCCGGACGTGCCCTTTGTGCAGGTGGGCCTGCTCGCCGGCTCCGTGCTGCTGATCGCCGCGGGCAGCGTGTCGCCGCTGCTGGTGTGGCAAGGCCTGGGCGTGGCCGGTGGCCTGGCCCTGGGCGCCATCGCTATCGCGGTGGACCGCAAGGCCGCGGTGCGCCTGCTGCCTTCCGGCGCGACGGTCCTGGGCTCGCCGCTGGGCGCGGTGTACGCGATCGTGGCACTGCTGCTGGTGGGCACGACGACCGAGATCTACGTGCCCTACTTCCTGCAAGTGCTGCACGGCTATCCGCCGCTGGCGGCGGGTTATCTCACCGCCGCCATGGCGGGTGGCTGGAGCGCGGGCTCGCTGCTGTCGTCGGGCCGCGATGGCGCCGCCGCCGCTCGCCTGCTGCGGGCCGGCCCCGTGCTGACCACCATCAGCCTGCTGGCCCTGGCCGTGGTGGTACCCGGCAGCGCGGACCTGAGCCCCGGCATGCGCCTGCTGCTCTGCGGTCTGCCGCTGGCGGGTGCGGGCGCCGGCGTGGGCATCGGTTGGCCCCATCTGCTGAACCGTGTGCTGAACCTGGCGCCCGCTGGTGAAGGTGACACCGCGTCTGCCGCCATCACCACCATCCAGCTCTACGGCATGGCGGTGGGCGCGGCGGTCGCCGGCCTGGTGGCGAACGCCGCCGGTCTCACCGACCCGGGCGGTCCGCTGGGCGCGCGCTCCGCCGCGGTCTGGCTATTCGCAAGCTTTGCCCTGGCGCCGGCGCTGGCGGCCCTGCTGGCCCGCCGCATCACGCGCCAAACGGGCTCGCCCTCGCCTTGAGCAGCGCCGCGGCCTTCCTTTTGGCCAGGTACCTGGGTACCAGCGCCCTCACCTCAACAGGAGCTGCCATGCGCCAACGACTGGAAAAAATGCTGACCGAGGGCCACGACAACGCCTTGCTGCGTTTCGGGTTGGGTCAGGCCTGCCTCAAGGACGAGGACGCTGAAGCCGCCGTGTTGCACCTGACGCAGGCCACGGCGCAGAATCCGCACCACTCGGCCGCCTGGAAACTGCTCGGCGTGGCGCTGCGCCAGCTCGAACGCCTGAATGCCGCCGAAGCGGCCTGGACCCAGGGCCTGGCCGTGGCGGAACAGCAAGGGGACCACCAGTCAGTCAAGGAAATGACGGTCTTCCTCAAACGTCTGCGGCGGCTCGCGGCCGAGTGACGGGGCCGCTCGATCGAGCGATCGGTTCATCGCATACTTGGCGCTTCGCTGCCGTGCACCAGCACGCTGTCCAACCAATACGATGGGTCCACCATGAAACTTGCCACCTGCAAGTTCTAATGACGTTCCACAGTGTTCCGGTGCGGTCCATGACCCCGCGCAACCCCTTGTAAAGCCTTGCGTTTCTGTTTCCCGACGTGTCAACTCGCGGCACAACATCACACGGGAATTGGGTAGCTAGCTGGGTAGCTAGACCGCCCAGCTACCCAGAACAGGAACCAAGTGGCGAAATCAGTTCACCTCCTCAACGACATCCAGCTCAAGGCCTGGATGGCCAAACGCGAAGCCGTCGCAAAGTCTGACGGCGACGGCCTCACCTTCACCCTTTCCGCTTCCGGCACCGCCACCTGGGTGCTGCGCTACCGTGCGATCGAAGGCCGTCGGCGTGAGCTCACCATCGGCAACTACCCCGACATCGGCCTGTCCGCCGCGCGCGAGAAGGCGCGTGCGCACCGGGTGGCCATCGACGAAGGCCGCGACCCTGGCGCAGAGAAAGGCCAGGAGAAGGTGCGCGCCATGGCGGCCTGGTCGGTGCGCGACCTGGTGGCCGACCTGCGCGACAAGGTGCTGGTCGAGCCCGCCTATGCCGCCAAGACGATCAAGTACCGGCTGGTGGACTTCGATCAGGTGATCCTGCCCAAGCTTGGCGCGCGGCGCGTGGACAGCATCACGCCGGTGGACATCGTGGCCATGATCGAATCGGCGAAACGGACGTGGACCATCAGCAAGCGCCTGATCACGTCGGCGTCGAAGCTGTTCGAACACGCAGTCGGTCGGCAGATCATCCCGGCGAACCCGTGCACTGGCATTCAGCTGTCGGCCATCAAGGGGCCCCGGCCGCCCATTCGCAAGCGCCTCATGCTGGACCAGGCCGAGCTGCGCGTGCTGCTGCGCGACACGGATGCGATCGGCCGGGAAAACTCCCTCGCTCTGCTGATCCTGCTGGCCACCTGCGTTCGGGGCATTGAGCTGGTCAAGGCACGCAAGGAACACCTCGACCTGGAGCGCGGCACGTGGTGGGTTCCCGACGAGTCCGTAAAGACGCGCGCCGGGTTCCTCGTGCCGCTGGTGCCCGTGGTGGTGGAGTGGTTCCGGGAGCTGCTTGCCCTGTCCGGCGATTCCGAGTTCGTGCTGCCGGCACGCACGGAGAAACGCTTGCGCGAGCACGGCGGCGACACCCACGTCGGCGAGACGACGCTTTGGGCAGCCATCGCCCGAGCATTCGATCGCAACGACCTGGACATCCGCCGCTTCACCCCGCACGACACGCGGTCAACCGCCAAGGGTCACATGCGCAACATGGGCATCTCGCGGGAGATCTCGGAAATCGCCCTGAACCACAAGCTGCAGGGGATGGAGGGCATCTACGACGTGCGGGAAGAAATCCCCGAACGTCGGGCGGCGCTGGCCAAGTGGGCGGCTTTCCTTGTCGCCTGCCAGCGGAGCGCGCCGGCATCCAGAGGCGGCAAGGTCGTTGCCCTCCGCCGCGCGGCATAGCCTCCCTGCCAGAAACGAAAAAGCCCCCTGACCGGTGAGGGCCAGGGGGCGAAACCAACAGTCGAGTGGCAACTGCGATAGTTGGAGGGAGACTCGGTCAGAGGAACAGGGCCTAGACCAGGGTGGCGATGGATGCCAGCCAGATCAGGCCCAGGGTGGTCATTTGGGTTGCTGCCCGCGCGCAATGAGCGCGGTCTTCTCGGCGCTGCCCTTGGTGGAGCCGAAGTAGTACGCCAGCACCTGCTCCGCTTTGGCGGACAGGTAGCCCACCAGCGTGCCGGCCATCACGCTCTCGGCCTTGCTCCAGCCCATCAGGATGGAGGCCACCATGGTGATGAAGGCACCGACCACGACGTAGGCCAGGATCTTGTTGGTGTTGTCCTTCACGACGGCTTCACGCTGGCGCGCGCTGTCGCGGTCCTTGGTCAGCAGCTCTTCGAACTTGAAGCCCAGTTCGCGCTCGTGCTTGACCAGGTCCATCTCGGCGATCTTGATGGCGGCGATCTGTTCAGCGTTCAACTGGCCGATGGCCAGCAGTTCCTGCACCTTCTCGGTGGTGGCATCCTGCCAGCCGAAGGCCTTGCCGAGCGCATCCACGGCCAGGCCAGCCAGTGGGCCGCCGAGCGCGGTGGCGACGGTAGGAGCGATGGTTTTCAGCCAGTCCATGGTCAGGTTCCAAGAAGTGCGGCGATGCGCCGGGCCCAGCCCTTGCCGAAGGCCGGCCAGGTGGGAAGGTCTGTCATGAACTGCAAACGTGTGCCGAGCATCGTGCTCTTCAGCTGGAAGGCGTTGGCCTCGCTCACCAGTGCAAGGGTCTTGGGTCCGAGCGCGCCATCGTCGACCGCGCCCACGGAGCGCTGCAGCCACTTCACGGCCTGCTTCACCCCAGAGTTCACCGCGGCATCGAACACGGCGTAGCGCACCGCGGCGGGCAGCTGGTCGGCCTTCACGGCGTCCCAGTAGTCCCGGCGATAGATGGCCTTGGCGAGGTCCACGGGAAGGTCGCGCATGTGGCCCGAATAGCCGGTGGCGCGCGCCACACGCTCGGTCACACCCCAGCAGGTTGCACCGCCCGGATCCTTGGGGTGGTCAACGTAGCCGCCCTCATGGCCCAGCAGCGCGTGGAAAGCGTCGTCGAAGTTCATGAAGGTTCCTCTTCGAGCGGCGCCGGCCGCGACATCATCTTTTGCATGCGCCGCACGTGCTCGCGCTCGCGGCGGTCTTCCTCTAGCTCGGCCAGTTCCCGCAGGCGCTGCTCGCGCATGTCGCGGCGCTTCTGGAAATAGAGGTTCGTAATGAAGCCCAGCACGCCTAGGGCGAAGCCACAGATTGCGACCATGTTTTGATGAAGAAAACCGAAGACAGCGGCCGTCCCGCCGCCAAGGAATGTCAGCTTGTTGCTGACGTAGATCGTGGCTGCCTCGACGGCTTCTTTGATGGCGCTCAGATGCAAGTTCATGGCCGGTGATGGTCAAGGCCCATCCACCCCGGAACGCCAAAAAGTGATCAGACGTCGCGCACCACGATCAGGATCTCGTGCTCTTTCGTTCGCCCGCCGGTGGTGGTCATGCGCCCGGTCGCCTTGTATCTCCCCGCCACCGCCGCAGAAACCCAGAGCTTGATGTTCTGCCCGACGATCTCCGAATGCAGGAGGTTGATGCCGGTGGGCAGCGGGTCCACCACGTGGGTGGCTGGCGTGTCAGCCATGAGCGTCAGGTACTCGCCATAGAGCATGTCGAAGTCCTGCACCTCGCCGGGTTGCATGTCGAATTTGTCGATGGGCATGGGGTGTCCTCTCGTGAAATGTGATCAGTCCACTGGGACCGTGGAGGTGTAGGAGCCGGGTGGCACCTGGGACTGGTAGACGCCGACGGGCACGCCGGACGTGTATTCACCAGGTGGCACGCTGGACGTGTAGGTGCCAGCCGGAACGCTGGAGCGGTATGCCGATGGATCGCGGCTGAATCCCGATGCGTCCAGCACATAGAGCGACAGCCCAAGCGCCGCCACTTCGCTGTGGCGCACAGCCGCCTCGATAGCCACGCCGAGGGTGCGCTGCAGACAGATCGCTGCGGCCAACCCCACGTTCGCGCTGGCCAGCCTCGCGACTGCCATTTGCACAGACGTGGCCGCGGCGGTGGCGAACTGCACGGCGGCCTGCAGCGCCAAAACCTGCGTACTGGCACCCTGCACCTGCAGGTCGATCGCTGCGCCGGCCTGGCGAGGCGACAGCACCACCAGGGAAGCATTCGCGGTTGCGGTCCGCCCCAGCTGCACGGCAACGTCGACAGATGCGCCAAGGGTGCGCGCCTGCGAAACCGCGATCGCAAGCGAAGAGGTGACGTCGCGCAGCTCGCGCACGGCGATGGCCAGCGAGGCGCTGAGCTCGGACCCGGCCTGCACCATCAGGCTCACGGCCGTGCCGACCTCCGAGGGCGCTTGCACTTGAAGATCGACGCTCGCTGCGGCGGTCTTGGCCTGCTGCACCACCGAATCAAGCGTCGCAGCGGCGGTGCGCGCGGTTTGAACCGCCAGCGCGAGATCTGAGCCTGCCAGACCTGGCGCCTGCACCGCGACCTGCACGAGTGCATTCGCAGCCTTCGCCTGCTGCACAGCTGCGTCGAGGCTGACGGTTGCGGAGCTCGCGGCCGAAACCGCCATGGCCAGCGAGGTGTTGGCCTGCTGCGGCGCCTGCACTGCGAGTGCCGCGTTCGCGGTGGCGGTTCGCGCCAGCTGTACGGCGGAGGACAGCGACGTTGCGATCGTCACCGGGGTGCTACCACCTCCAGATGCGCCTTTGATGCTGGCAATCGCAACACCGGGGAAGTTGCTGTTCCCCGAGGTAATGGTGTTTGAGCCAGCCGTTGGCGAATTGACTCGATAGAACACACCTCCAATCGCGTTCTCCGAGCGGTTTTGCACCAGCGTGCGTCCAACCGGCACGCCGGGCGCTGTACCTCCATCCTGAGATTCAAACACCAAGACATAGGCGTCGGTCTCGGCAGTGACGCTCCCGCTTGTTGTAGCGTATTGATTGTGGTTTGTGGCGAACCTGGTTGAATCCTTCCAGTTCGAATCCAGGTCTTTGAAAAACGCGATCGTGAGTGCTGGGCCTTGCCCTGGTGAGTTGGACCACGTAGGCGTGAATGTCTGCCCAGCGCCAGTAGTTGAGACATCGAAACGCCAGAGACCGGTGCCGTTGTGCGTGCCGTTGATCGATGGCGTCTGAGTTCTGTCGGAGGTGTTCGCAATGGCGAAGGACGACGAAAAAGTCGTCATCCCAGCAAAGGCTCCGTACTCGCCCCAGAAAGCAACCGCGCCCGTTGCGCCTGCGGGAACGGTTAGAGATCCTCCGCCTGATGTGAGCGTGACTAGGCCGAGGGGAGTTGGCGCGGCCATATCAACCCCTGAGGGTTAGACCAACAGGTCTTGGCGCGTGACGATCACATCCGTGCCGTCGGTATACACGCGCACGCCGGCGATCTCCACATAAGCCCATTCCACGTGTTGAGGCTCGATGGGGGTGCAGGACAGCTGCAGCGCGTGCAGGCGCGCGGCCACGTCCTCGGCCGACATCGTGTTGGCGAGCAGCTCACCCGACAGGGCATTGAGCTGCGGAATCAGGCGTTCGGCCATCGGCGCGACCATGACCGTTCGGATGGCCCGGCGCAGGCGCACTTCGCCGTCGGCGTCCAGGCACATGAGCCGCGTGGCTCCGTTCGTGGCCACCGGTGGCATGCCCTCGTTACGGACGATCGTGAAAGGGGTTGGCTTCCCCATGTTCAGATCTCGTCCCAGCCGAAGGTCAGTGCCTCGCTGGGCGTGAGCCCACCTGCAGCTGCGCTGGTGACCTCCGCCAGCAGCACAGCGTGATCGCCCTTCTCACCGGTGCCCGTGAAAGGGCCGGCGCCCAGGCTCAGCGGTGCCCCGCTGCTGTAGGTAAAGGCGTTGGTGTAGCCAGTGCTCGCGGACCCCAGTGCAGGCGTGGTGTAGCTGGCCACAGCCTTGGCCCACAAGTTGATGCCGGTCCCGAGGCCGCTGGAGCCGTCGGTGTACATCTTCGCGTTGGTCATCTGCGTGAACGACCCACCGGTGATGTTGAGGCGCAGCCATTTCTCGAAAGACCAGTCGGAGCCGCTGGTTGGCTTCACGAGCGGATTCACGAGGTCGACGGTGCTGTTGTCGGCCTTCTTCATGCGGACGTTGCCGCCGGTCTTGTCGGTGGGAGTACCGCCGACACCGTTCTTTTCAATGATCTGGACTGTTGCTGGCATGGGGATCTCTCCATTCGCGCGGTGGGTAAGTGCCGCGGAATGGTCAGCCCAGGCGATGCGCGCAGTGCCGAAAAGTGATCTAGAGGGTCGGATCGGTCACTTAAATCCACTCAAATTGCGATATCACCATCCAAAATCGATGATCGGTAAACTCAATGCCGATATCGCCAAATGGCCCAAAAGTTCATGAGCTACATGAAGTGGTTGAAAAAAACCCCTTGAAATTCAAAGCTCTAGGCCACACACTACTATTCGCGTAACAGAAGTTACGCACCTGCCCCGGGTACCCTACCTTTCCTGGAGCCTCACTTCAATGTCTTACGCTTCGCCCACTGTTTACTTCTCACGTGACCCCGCAATAGCTGCCGCGCAGATGTTGCAATCTCAATGGAATGGCGTGCTTCCTGTCGATGTCGAACAGTTGGCATTTGATTCCGGCTTAGAGGTGTCCCATCGGAGTCCTTTCGATGCTGAGCCTTTCCCATACAGCGGACGATTCATCCGTGACTCGCATCTCATAGAAGTGAACGCTAGCGATGCACCCGTGCGTCAGCGGTTCACCATTGCTCACGAACTGGGACACTTCGCGCTCGGCCATCCTGATGCGCTTCGCGACTACCCTTCAGTTTTCTCGGCTTCAGCCACAGACCCCATCGAACGAGAAGCCAACCTGTTCGCTGCATCCGTGCTAATGCCAGAGGATGCACTGCGAAAAGTGTACCGTTCCGGTCAAGCTACCAACCTAGATGAGCTGGCGGGCATGTTTGGTGTGTCCAAGGTCGCAATGACGTACAGGCTACAAAATCTTCGGTTGATCTGATGCCGGACGATCCCATCGATTCGGTAGGCCCAATTCCGCGCCCTCAGCCTCATGACGATCTAGGTGGCGACTCTCTACCTCCAAGAAGAGACCCGCGTCGAATAGTCTTCGTTGGACCGCCAACACCTCGCACAGCGAGCGACCAGACAGAGTTGGAAAGACGGGCAAACGAAGGACTTCTCGACACCACGCACAGGCGGCTCTACAGGACGGCTGCGATCGGCATAGGCATGGCCACAGTCGTTGCATTCATCATCCTGCTCAGCACCTTGGTGTTCGCCGTCGAAAGCAACATCACGAAGGACGTTTCCCCTCTCGCTGCCGGGCTCTGCGGCTCACTGATACTGTCTGTCACAGTGATGATCCTTGGGTTCGCAAAATACGCGTTTGCACCTTTGGATGCGAAGCAACCTGATACCGGAGTTCAACTTCCTGCCGCCGAGGCGACCAAGGCGGCATTGAGCACTGTGGGCGAAATCCTGTCGGAAGCTGGCAAGGCCATAGTGACCAAAATCAAGTAGGCCGCCTAGAATCCGGCGATGGACAACGACACCCTGCGCATCGTTCTCGCCGCCGTTCTGGCGCCCCTCGTGTGGGCGCCCGTGCACTGGCTAGTTGATCGCCGCGCCGCCAAGAACGCCACCCGCGACGCCGCCCGCCGGGTAGAGCAGCTGAAGCGCGCGGAGAACTTCGGGCGAAAGCTCGCGCGCTGGTTCCGCCGCAGCCGGTGAGAGCGCCTGGCCGATCGCGCGTTCCGTGCGCATCGCGCCCGTCTTGTCGGCAATCAAACCAGCCACCGGCCCCACGCCAGGGATACGCCCCACGGTCCGGCTACCGAGCTGAGACAGCAGGTTCATCACGGCCGCGCCGGTGCCGCTGGAGTTCGTCCCGTACTTCGCGCCCACCGGAATACTGTTGATGTCGCTGGCCACCTTGCCGGCCAGGTTCAATCGTACGATCTCGGCGGGCGAGAAGAACACCTGCAGCTTCTGCGGGCCGATCGCGCGCACCGTGTTCAGGTAGCGTTCGGAGGTGAAGCCCTTGTCGCCGCTGACGTTCTCGCCGAACGCCGCGCGTTTCAAGTGGTCGGCCACCTGGGCTCGGGCCTGGGACAGCGCATCCGGGCTGTTCTGCAGCACGTTGCGCATGGCCTCCACGTCCCGCACATCGGCGTTCAGGATGAAATTGCGCACGAACTGATCGGGGGCGTCATTGTCGAGCGCCGCCTTGAGCGCGGGCGTGGCCTCGATGGTGGCGAAGCGGTCGCGCGCGGCGCGGCGCGCTTGGTCGAACGCGGCGCGCGCGGCGGCGCCTTCGTCGATCGGTGGCGCCATCGCTGGGCCCATGGCAGTGCCGGGCGTGGGCATCTGCGGAAACTCGATGTCGGTGGCCAGTGCGGTGCCGGGCGGGCGCGGCAACTGCGGCGCCATGCGCGGCACGACGTCCGTCACGCCCTCATCGACCACCTCACCAGCGGCGCGACCGAGATCATCGGCCATCCCGCCTGCAGCAGCTTGCGCGGGCGCGGCGGCCAGGGGCGTGCCGTGCAGCGCATCGCGCACCACACCCACGGCGCGCGCGGCGGCGGCGTCACCGGCGCGATCGGCGCGGCGTTGCGCTTGGGACAGGAGCGTGTCGATCTGCACGGCCGCGTCGACGTTGAAAGGCGTCTTTCCCTCGCTGATCTGGTTGAGCAGGTTGCGCACGTCGGAAGGGAGGAACGCGCCGAACATGCCTTCGTCCAGGGCGTTATTCGCGTTGGTGCTGAAGGTGGCGCGCTCGAGATCCGCTGCGCGGCCCGCGTTCATGCCGCGCGCGGTGTTGTAGAGATCGTCCACACCGGCGCGCACAGGCGCATCAGCTTCGCGCAGGGCGTCCATGAAGCTCTGGCCGGCCGTGACGCGGTCCGTGGCCTCCCGTGCGCCCATGTGGTCGAACACCTCACCCAGGCGCTGGTTCTGGAGCTGGAAGCGGTCGGCCAGGTCGTTGCCCATGCCGCGCGCGCCGCGGTTGAGCTGCACGCCTGAGAGGTTCTTTTCGTTCGCGAACTGCATCGGGTCGCGCGTCATCTGGCCGAGCGTCGGCGCGGCATCGTCTGCCAGGCCCACGGCCTCGAATTGAGCGCGGCGCAGCATCGCCGCAGGATCCAGACGCCCACCGGTGCGGCCGGCTTCCTCGACCTGGCGGCGCACCGACTGCAGGATCACTTCGGGAGCGTCCTGGAGGTTCAGGCCCTGGGACTGCAGGATGTTGTTCACGCGGATGTTGACGCCATCGGGCGTGAACACGTTGCCGCGCGGCGTGGGTGTGGTCAGCGCCCGCGCGCCCTTGGCCAGGCCTTGCCCGACCTTGGCCACAGCCGGGGTGAGCACGCCGCCTGCAGCAGCGCCCATGGCGGCCTGGCCAGCCTTCTGACCCCAGAAGCCGTCTGTGGTGTCCACCACCGGCTGGAACAGCGCAGAGATGCCGCCAGCCATGGCGCCGCCGCGCGCGAGCTGGGCAGCAGTGGTGGCGCCCTTGAGCGCTCCGCCGCCCACGTAGTTCACGGGGTTCACCATGTTGCCGCCCAGGCGTGCCCAGTCGAAGCCCGGATCTTGACGCTCGCCGGTGATCAGGCCATTGAGCGTCGGCGGCTGCGCAGCGCGGCGCTGTTCGTCATAGCTCTGGTTCACGCCCTGAACGATGTTATCCACGCCTTGCACGCCCGTGGAACGGGCCACCGGCAGGCCCTTGTCCGCCAGCCAGTTGCCCACGTTGTCCACCGCGCGCCCCACGCCCTCAGGCACCACGCGGCGCAGCAGCTGCGCACCCGCGTCGATCGGGTCGCGCAGGCCCATGGCCATGCCGCTGGTGGGCGCGTCGACCTTGGGCAAGGCAGGTGCCGCGGGCGCGGCATTGTGCCCGCCACCGAAGTTCTGCTGAGCGTAGGACAGCACATCCTGCTCGCTGGCGCCGTCGGGCGCGGTGATCTCGTAGCTGGCGCCGTCCGGGCCGGTGATCTTGAATTTTGCCATGGGTCACTCCACTCGCTGAATCGACCAGCCGCCACCCGGTGCCCCGCCCGTGGCGTCCCAGCCGCCAGTGGCGCCACCGGGGCGTTCTGCGGGTTGAGTGTGGGCACCCGGGCGCGGGCGATACCGTTGCGTCTCTGGCACCTCTTGAAGCATCAATCGGGTGGCGAGTTCCCGGTTCTGACGCTTCTGTGCGATCACGAGATCATCATCACCCGGCTGCGGGAAGTACTGTTTTTCCGCGTTGGTGAATTCCATCGGCTGGATCGTGGCGCCAGACTCTCGGCGCAGCACAGCATTGATGAAGTCGCGGCGCGCCTGGTCGACCTTCTGCTGCTTCGGCGACTGCGTCCAGTTGGTCGCCGACCCCGCGATGTCAGAGAGAGTGCCACCCATCGAATCGGTGCCCAAGCCGAGCACGCGGCCAGTGCCTTCCGCGATGGCCTTGATGCTGCCCGGCCGCTGGACACCCTCGCGCTCCAGCTCGGTGAGGATCTTGTTCGATTCGAGCATGCGCCCGCCGAAGATGTTGGCCTTTGCCTGGCCTTCGGTGAGGGCCTTGCCACCACCACCGGCTGCGCCCTTGATGACGGGGCGGCCCTGGGCATCCAGCACCGGTTGCGCGCTCAGCGTGCGTTTGTTGACCACGGTGATGGCGCCGTCCTGCCCGGTGACCACCTGCAGGTCACCCGTGCGCAAGCCCTGGTCCATGTCCTGGCGCGTCTTCGCTGCGCTGGCGTAGCTGCTGGCAGCCGATGCGCGCGATGCGCCGGCCCGTGCCTTGTCGGCCTCGATCTCCGCCGCGGTCTTGTTGCCGAAGAGCGCGCGCAGGCCCGCATTTGCGACGTCTTGCTCACCGGTCACCTGGTTGAGCGCGGTGCCGGTGGTGCCCACGGCTGCGAACGGCGTGAATTCCTTCTTCCCGCGCACAGTGTTGAGCCTGCTCATGCCCATGTCGTCGCCGCGGCGTGCGGCGCCCACAGCTTCCGCCATCACGTCTTGATCCTGATACTCGCCGACCGCTTTGGCGATGTTCAAGCTGTTGCTGTCACCCACGGTCATGGCGGTGTTGGTCAGACCCAGCGTCTGCAGGATCCGTGCGGCCGTGTCGTCCTGGTACATCTTGGGCGCCTGCATCACCGGGCCCATGTCGTCCGCTGGCGTCGCGTACTTCGCAGGCAGCTGGCCCGTGCGCATGAAGCCGCCGAATTCCTCCTGCTGGTGCAGCGGCACGCCGCGCTGCATCATGGCCGTCTGCATCATGGAGCCGAGAGTGCCGCGCTCGCGCTGGTCCTCGACCTCGCCGGCCTTGGCCTGGTAGAGCGCGGTCTGGGCATTGCGCACGTTCATCTGGCTCTGCACGTTGCGCGCCTCCTCGGCGGCCTGTGCAGCCATAGCGGGAGCCATGGAGATCGAACGGAACAGGTTGCCAACGCCGCCGGCGAGGTCCTGGCCACCGCCACCGGCTCCGCTGGTTGCAAGTCGAAATCGCATGGTTTTAGCCTCCGTTCCAGGCCGACACCGGACGGAAGCCGGCCTGCATGATGTCGGGGTTGGAGTAGGCGCCAGCGGGCACCTTCGCGGCACCCAGTCCCGCAGAGGCCATGCGCCCGGCTCCGTATGAGGTCAGCGCGCCGCCGATCAACTGCGAGCCCAGGCTGGGCGTCACCATGTTGGCCTGGTGGCTGTTGATCTGGTTCATGTTGTCGGCACCGTTCTGGATGCGGCCGATCGCGCCGGCCGTGTCGCCGATGCCCACAGCCTCATTGCGGCGCAGCTGACCAGCCGAGCCGATACGGCCCATGAGTTGGGCCAGGGTGCGCAGTGATTCGGTGCTCTTTGCCTTCTCGCGCGCCGTCGCTGCGAGGTAGTCGCCGGTGCCGGCAGCGGTAGGGATGGTGCTGCCGACCTGAACGCCCTGGGCGGTGATGGGCGTGCCCTCCACGGCTTGGCGGTAGTCGCCTTCCATGGCCTGGGCGATCTCTTGCTGCTGCTCGGCGCGGTTGTCCGGGTTGAACTCCAGCGCCTTGCGCAGCGCCACGTCGGTGGCCTTGTTGCGCTCGTTCAGCATCTCCTGCTGACCGGCAACGGCAATGCGACTTTGCTTTTTGAGCACCTGATTCTGCCCGTGCGCCGTGATCGCGGCACCTGCGAGCATCAGGCCAATGGTGATCGGATCCATGCTTTACCTCACTTGCGGACGGTGCCGCCGTACGAATTGCCGGCGAAGAGGTTGCTGGAGTAGCCCGGCGTGCCGCTGCCCTGCGTGCCGGTCGCCGGGTAACGTGCTTTCAGCTGCTGGTTGGTGAGGTAGGCCTGCCCCATGTCGTCAAACAGACGGCCCACGGTGGCGGCCTGCGACGTGCTGCGCGCGCTGTCTGCCGCAGCGGCCATCTGACCGGCGGCCATCGAGGCGGCGGTACCGGTGTCCATGCCCGATTGCGCAAGCGAGATCAGGTTCTGCCGCGTTTTCTCGTCCACGCTGCGCAGATCGGCGGCGGCACCCTGGCCGGCGGCCGTCGCGCGGATCTGGCCTTCACCGTAGCGCGTGGCGAGGTCTGCGCCGGCTTCAGCGTCCACCGAGCCACCGAGCAAGCCGGAGCGCGCAAGGCCGAACAGGTTCTGATTGCTTGCCTGGGTGAACTGCTTGTCCAGGTCGCGCGTTGCGACGTCGCGCGTGGCGTTCTGGATGTCGGTGTACATGGCCTGACGCCGCTCTGCTGCACCCTGCGAGTCCTGCCAGTTCTTCATGGCCTGCGCAAAGCCCGCGGCATCGAATGAGCTCGTTTCGTTGAAGAGGCCAACACTCTGACCCCGTGACGTGTCATCGAACTCATTGCCCGGCAATTGAGGTGAGAACGCCGCCCTCTCAGTCGTGGTGAACTGCTCCCGCGTGGGTTGCGCCATGCTGCCATTGCCGAATTGAGCATTGACCGTGTCCACGGCCATCTGCACCTTGCGCTGGCGCTCTTCTTCATCGGCGCGCATTTGGCCCGCGCCGCCGTCACCACCTTTGTGCAGGCGGCGATCGAAGTGGCGGGGATCGGAAGTCGGGTAGATCAGCATGTGAGCCTCACCAGGTCGTATGTGTGTTGAAAGCCCAGGTTGCGCAGAACGCGGGTCATGGCAGGCGCCGTGCAGGCTTCGATTTCGTGTGCGCCAGATTCTTTCGCCCAGGCGACGAAGGCAGGCCAGAAAGACACCGCAGCCCCCGCCAGATCACTGCCACCCAGCGCCATGACGTTGAGCACCGTTTTCCGTGGGTAGTGGCGGAACTCGAAAACCATGGCCAGGCGTGGCTCGCCGGCTTCGAACATCAGCGCAGCGAATGCGCGCCCGTCGTGCACCATCTGCTGGAGGTCTTCGATTGAAAACTCACCGCGTGCGGCGTCGCTCACTACGGGGGCGAGCAATGTCGCCACGGCGCTCCAGCTTTGCTCGATGAGCGCGGGCGTCGTCAGGAACAGGACGTTTCTCACTGGCTGCCCAGGTCATCGAAGTAGATGGTCAGCCGGTTGACCTGCACTTCTCGATCCGGGTGCCCGATGAATCGCAGCTTGAACTCGGTGCCGCTCGCCTCCACCGGCAGTACGTCGCCGTTGTAGGTCCAGCCGTCGTCAGCGTTGCCCACCTGGATCGTGTCGGCAAGCTCGCCGGTGCGCCCGCCGTTGATGGAGACATACACCTCGACGGTGAGCACGTTCATGCCGTCGAAGTCCAGGCCGGTCAGCGCTTTCAGGTTGCCCGGCGCTTTGAAGTCGAGCCATTGCGTCTCCGCCATGACATTGGCACTCTCATTGTTCAGCTCGCCAGCAGCGAAGAACACGTCAGGGCGCAACACGTACAGCGGAAGGTCGTTCTCACGGCGCAGGTACAGGCAATTGCCAAGCTGCGCCCACGAATTGATGTTCGATGTTCCCGCGACCCCCAGGCCATGCCAGGCCCAGGCATTGAGCTTCGCCTGTCGGCTGTATGTCCAAGCGGCCCATCCGTATTCGCCCAGACTCGGGGCGATCGTCACAGAGCGGAAAGGAATCTGACCCGACGAGAAAGGCCGGTTGGAGAAGGCGGCGGCGCTGAACATGCTCAGCCCTCCTGCCAGCGACCGGGGGCACTCACCCAGTATTGCGCCATCGGCGTGGCCGCGAGCGCGATCACCGAAGGCTGCAGGCCGCCATTGGAGAAGCGCGTGAGGTTGGCCGGCGACTTCGTGAACTGCTTGATCGGCAGCCCAACATCCACGTCGGTGGGGAATGCCGCATTGGTCAGCGTGGTCAGTGAGCGCACGCCGGATTCGGAGAGGAACAGCAGGTCGCCGTAAAGCGAGACGATCGAGCTGTGGTGCCGCGTGCCCACGCCATCGACAACCCGATCGAGCGCCATTGCGGTCGGATCCGGATCGATCGTCCAGAGCTGAATCGACTGGTCGGTGAAGACCGCCAGCTTGCCCTGGTACTGGCCCAGCGCATAGGCGCGTTGGCCGCTGGCGAAATGTTGCGAGACCGGCAGGAAGCCGGCATTGCCCGCCGCGGTCCAATCCGCTGGGTCACCGACCTTGCAAAAGCGCACGGTCTGCCCGTCATCGGACACGGCGAAGACGCGACCGGCGGCGGTCACCATGATGCCGGACTTGGGCATGTTGACATCGGAAACAGGCGTCCCGGTCACGACGTGCGTATTGGTGTTGACCGCGAACACCGCCGCATGGGTGGTCGCGCCATCGTCAGGGGAAAGCACGGCCAGAAAGCCGTTGTTCCAGCGCGCCACGCCCAACAGGCGCGCGCGGCCCGCCTCCGCGAAGTTGCCACCGGTTCCCGTCGAGATGAACGCATAGACGATGCGGTCTCCCGTGTCCAGGTTCACCACCTCGCTGGTGAATCCCGTGCTGGCCACGTCCCAGCAGGAGAATGTCCAGAGGTAGCCGGCGTTCGACTCCAACCCCTTCCACTGTTGGCCCAGCGTGAAGCCGCCCACCGCCGGCTTCCACTTGGGGCGACTGCGCAGCCAGCCGCCGGGCTGCACGTCCATGTTGATGAGCTTGCGCAGGCTGTTCGCCGGTGCGACGCTGGACGGGCGCGCAAGCAGCAGGCCGCCGTCGAAGCGATCGAAGGTGACGTCTGCCATCAGCCCACCTGCCTGAAGCCGTTGGCCGTGGCCACCACGCGCGGCCGGCCAGGATCACAGGCCGTCGGCGGCAGGTAGCGCCGGTTTTCCTTCTGCTTGACCTTGGCCTTGTAGAGCATGGTCTTGAAGGACTGGCCCGCGGTGTCCGCATCTGCCTTGCCGTAGTGGGCCTTGCCCAGGGCGACCGCGTAGCCCAGCACCAGGCGGGACGGGCAGCTGGGCTTGTCGGTGGGCTGCGTGAAGCGCGTCAGCACGCGGTTGTGATCGATGAACAGGCGGTAGGTCTGGTCTGGGATGGGCCACACTTCCAGCGAGAAGATGCCGTCCACGAAGCGCGAGTCGTAGCGCTGCGGGATGGCGCGCAGCGACTGGTCGGCGCGCATGGCGTGATTGATGCCCTGGGGAAGCGGCACACGCTCTGAATCGCCCTGCTCGATCCAAACCGTCTGCACACTTCCCCGGGCAATCGGCTCCGCCTCATCGGAATCCCATGGGTACTCTGCGACGTCAGCCGAGAGCGTGATGATCGACGTCATGGGCAGGCCATCGTCGAGCTGGTCATAGACGTAGTCGTTGGCCTCGGTCAGGATGTCGTTGAGCGCTGGTGCGTTGCCCAGCGTGGCGTGCAGACCGCAGCGGCTGCGCAGCGTGCTGAGCATGCTGGAGAAGGTCTGGGCGGGCGGCAGGGTGCTCATGGCAGTCTCAGAGTTTGATGAGCCAGCGGAACTTCACACCCGCGGGAAGGTTGGCGGAGCCACCGGTGGCCCCAGAGCTGGTCGCGCCAGCAGTAACCGCCGTGAAGTTCGGGCCGGACTGTGCTTGGGCAGAGCCGCCAACGGGATTGATCGTGTGGGAGTGGGAGATCACCTCACCGACGGTGGCAGTGCCCACGCCGGCAACGGTGTTGAGCACGGCATGGCCCTCGGGCACATACGGCAGGCCGAAGGTGGTGGCGCCATCCCCCGCGCCCCACTTCGTGCCGATGGCGGCGAACAGGCTCGCATAGGTGACGCGCGAGACGTTCGACGGTGCCGTTGGCAGGATCATCCAGCCGCTCTCCGCGGTGTCCCTCGCGGTGGGTTTCACATCACCGGGCCGCGCCAGCTGATCGAGCCCTACGAGGACCTGCAGCGCGGCCTGGTCGGCGACCGTGGCAAGCGAGTTGCCGAGCGTCGTGAGACCCAACGCGGTGCGCCACTCCTGACGCGTCTGGGCCGTGTTTGGCGCCGGCACACCCAGGCCGACCAGCTTGTTGCCCGCGGCGAAGCTCACCGCCAGGCCGCCATTGGATGACCCCCGGATGGTCGTGCGGGTGAGCTGGTTGGCCGCGGAATAGGTGCCAAGGCCGAATTCGTATTCGCCGGTCGGTCGGCCCTGGTCATCGACAGCCTCGATGTAGTAGGGCACCGTGTCGGCGAGTGCGCAAACGATGGCGAAGGATCGAAAGCCCAGCACCGCCCCGGCCAAGGTGAAGGGGCCAGATCCAGAGGATGTGCTGGCCTCCAGCACTCGGTCGGCAATTACATGGGGCATGGTCGGTCCGGTGGTGCTGGTTGAAGATCAGGCCGGTGCGCCAGCGGCTTCGATGGCCTCGATGATCTTGGCCTTGGTGGCGGCGGGGTCCACCGTCACGCCAACGGCGGCGGCGTGCTCCAGCAACTGGGCCTTGGTCATGTCGGCCAAGTCGACCGGTGCGCCTGCGGCTTCGATGCCGTTTTCCTTGCAGGCCTTGGAGATCGCAGCCTTGTAGTTCACGCCGTAAGCAGCGGCGACCGCCTCTTCGCCGTACTTCGCCTTCAGGCGGTCCGGCTCCTGCGTGATGTCGAGTTCGACGCGCTGCCCTTCCACAGGGCCGTGCACCTCCACGTTGTCCTCGCCAAAGATGGCTTGTGCGATGGGCACTTCGTGGGCCGGCACTTCGCGCGGCAGGATGGTCATGGGGTCGCGCGTGATGGTGAGGGCGACCATGGCAATGAGCAAGTTCATGTGTATCTCCGAAAGGTTGAGGAATCAGGGCAAAGGGGCCAGCACTTGGCCGGCCCCTTCGTTCATCAGGCGGCGACGATGACCGCGTGACCGTTGCGGCGGTTCACCTTCATGGCGCACCGCAGGTCCAGCGACGCATAGGTCGCGCGCACGTTGTGAGGCGGGGTCGGGTTGTAGACCGCCATCTCGTCGTCCTCGTACTTGAGGTGCTTGGTGTTGATGAAGTAGCAGCGCTTTTCCCAGAGGTTGGCCGCCACGGGCGCTTCCAGGGTGTCGAGCACGCTGAACACCGGATCCCAGATGATCTCCACGCCCTTGAAGTACAGACCCGTGCGAGCGCCGGTACCGGTGGACACGTCGATCGTCTTGGGCTTGCCCGCCTCGGTGTTCTGAGTCAGCGTGAGGATGCTGGCGTAAGCGTCGATGAAGGTCGAGCCGGCCAGGATGAAGTCCGGCGCGCCGCCGTTGCGGATGCACGAGCGCCAGGCGGCTTCCATCGTCGCGCGCAGGGCGTTGGTCGCCACCGCGCCCGCGAAGTAGTTGCGCCAGTAGGCCTTCGTGGCCGCGTTCAAGCCGCCCACGGTGCCCACGGCCGGGGTGCGCGAGATCAGCGCATCCAGGCCCACCACCGCATCCGTGCTGGCCGTGCCGTCACGGTGCAGCTCGATGTCCAGCTTCTCGACGAAACCGAGCTCGAGCGATTCCATGTGCTCGGTCAGGATGTTGTAGAGGATGACCTTCTCGTTGGGCTCCAGCACCAGCTTGCCCTTGCTGGCAGGATCCGGATCGACACGGATGCCCGCGGAGAACAGCATGTCCCAGTCGAGGTACAGGCCGTCCAGGGCAACGCGCCACGGGAACTGCGCTTGCGCGGCGGTGGAACGCTTGTTGAAGGTCCGAGCGGTCTCGCCGAAGGACCAGGCGAAGTTGCTGCCGTAGCCTTCGCGCACGGTCTCCACGGAGAATTGGCGAGCGGGCAGCAGGGTCTTCTTCTTGCCCATGAGGGCCTTGATGAAGGGTCGTTCGGTGCCGATCTGATCGACCGGGCGGTTGCGCATGTAGTTGTCGAGCGCGGCGACGGTGACCGTTGCGAGGTCAGGTGCGGAAATGGGCATGAAGCCTCCTGTGCAAAGTGGTTAAAGCTCTGCACGCCATCCACCGCACCCTGTGGTCGAGGCTTTTTGCTGGTGCTGTCCTGCCGGCGGTGACCTCGGCTTCAACCTAGTGGACGGCACCTGCAAGGTGCTGAAGGACGCGAACCCTTCGTACATGCGACATTCCCCGGCGTGTGCGTCGCATCTGAGGTGCCGGCTGCGAACCCGGCTCACGACTTACCTCTGCTGCGACTGCGGGACGGAGTGTCGGCCGCGTGTCAAGCCGCCCGGCCAAAAAGTGACGCGGGCGGCCTGCGCGATCACAGGCCCGCGGCTGCGAACGCGCTCTGGACCGCGTCCATGGCGTTCGTGGGCTGCGTGGCGATCCGCGCGCCGCTGGACACGTTGCCGGGGCGCAGCGGCTGCGGAGATGGCGCTGCCGCAGGTGCAGGCGCTGCCGGCGGGCTGAAGGCGTCGTACATCATCAGCACGGCCGCCTGCCATTGGTGCGGCTCGTACGTCGTCACGAACTGCTGCAGCTTCACCGGGTCGGCCAGCTGGCCCTTGATGAACGCCACCTTGGCCTCGTGCCCCGGCTGGTGCTTGCGCTGCTCGAGCGTTGCATCCATCTGCTGGGCCGCCTGTTGCACCGTGACCTGGAACTGCTGGAACTCGCGGCTCTGGTCCTGCGAGCGCTGGGCCGTCTGGTTCTGCGTGCGCAGGCGGACCATCTCCAGCGCGTCCTCGCGCGACAGCGTCATGCCCTCCACGCGCTGCTTCAGGTCCGGGTGCTGGGCCAGCAGGTCAATGCCGGCCACCTCGGTGCCCAGGCGCGTGGCAATGTCTGCGCGCAGGCCTTCGATCTGCTGCAGCGCGGTCTGCAGGTCCTTCGGGTCGTTGGACTTGTACAGCTTGCCCAGGTTGAGCACGGTGCCGAACTCCTCGGGCGCCAGGCCGCTGTCGGTGACCATGCGGCGAACGCTGTCGAGTTGCTGGGTGGCTTCGGTGGCTCGGCGCTCCAGCTCTGGCACCACCTTCACGCGCTCCGTGAGATCGGCCCAGCGTGCTTTCGCGCGCTCGCTCATGTTCTCAGGCGGCGTGAGGTCCACCTGGCCGGGTGCGGCGGGAGCAGGAGGGGCGACCGGCGCGGCGGCCACTGGTGCAGGCGCAGGCGCGGCCGGGGCAGCAGGTGCTACAGCTGGCGCAGGAGCAGCTGCAGGTGCTCCGGCTTCATCTGTGCCTACGGCATCGAGCAGCGTGCCCAGGCCTTCGAAGGGGTCGGCGGCGGCGTCAGGAGCGGGAGCGGGTGCGGCTGCAGTCGCTTCTGCCGGCGCGGCAGCGGGCGCCTCGGCTTCCGGGGCCGGTGCTGGCGGTGGAGCAGCGGAGCCGCCGCCAGCCGCGCCGGGTTCGTCGTTAAAGAATCGTCGGATGAGTTTGTGAATGATCATGGTGTCCTACTGCAGGGTGGCAGGAGTGGCCGGGACTGGGCCGCCCGGCATCGGCATGCCCGGCTGTGCACCGGGAATCGGGGGAAGCCCAGGCGCTGGCGCTGCCATCTGCGGCGCTGGCTTGGGCGGAAGGAATCGGTCGACGTCGATGGTCTCGTCGAAGCGCGCAGCGGTCTCGCGCACCAGCTCGCGCTCGGGCTCGCTGTCGCCGCCCATGGAGTCGATCTGGCGGATGGCCATCACCATCTCGCGAATAAGCGGCAGCGCGCGCGTCCACGTCTCCTGCGCCTGGAGCTTGTTCGGCGCGGCGGTGGAGCCGGCCCGGATCTTCATGTTGATCAGGTTGAAGACCGTGTCCGGCGTGGACTGCTTGGGCCACTCGTAGGCCGGCGGTTGGGGCGGCTCTGTCGGCGGCATCGGCGTGCCCATCGCCTGGCTGGCGATCGCCAAGATTGGATTCGGCGGCTCGGGCGGTGGCGGGTTCGGGCCCATGATGGTTTCCACCATGGCCGGCGTCATGGACAGCAGGCACACCTCGCTGGCGAACTGCGCGATCTCGGTGAGCCAGTCCTCGATCTGGTCGCGGAACTCGGCCACGCGCGCGGCGAGCGACTGGTCGGAAATGGCCGCCTCGGTGGCGGTCTTGGCCTGCACCACCACGGAGCGCGCGGCGTCCTGCAGGCCTGACACCATCTCCCAGTCGTTGCGAATCGGACTGGTGTCATACACCGCGGGGTCGATCGTTAGCTGAGTTCCCTGCTTGAGGAATTGGTCGATGGGAAGGTCGCCCGTGTCGAGCGTCACCACCTCCCCGATTCCCGGGATCACCACCTTGCGGAGCGACTTCTCATTGGCGGCGGCGCTTGCGATGAAGTGGGGGCGGACGTTGCGGCGCACCTCGGCGAACTTGTCGCGCGTCTCGTTGTGTTCGTCCTGCAGCTTCTCCAGCACGTCAACCATGCTCTGCGCAACGAACTCGCCGTCGACCGACTGGAACGGCAGGAGGAAATAGGGATACCAGCGCTCGCCCAGGCGCTCGGGGTGGTAGGGCTGGCGTGCGAACCTCGATTCGATGCCTGCAATCATGGTGTAGACCGTGTTGTCGACCTTGCTCCAGGCCTCGTACACCATCACCATGGGGTCATCGCCACCAGCGACCAACGTGGCACCGGCGTACATGCCGCGGCGCGGCGTGTCGTCCGTCATGTCCTTGCCAACTTTGAACGTGGTGGCGCGGTCAATCAGGTCTGCCACATCGGGGAATTGCCCTCGCGCCTTCGACTTGCGCATCGGGATCTTCTCAATCAACCAGTCGCCGGACGCGTAGTCCCAAATGTCCTCAACGGCCTCATCGGGCAACAGGCGCTCGGTGCGCACCATGTCGATTACGAAGCCCTCGGCGGCGACCACCTCGCGCTTCGCTTCCAGGCCAGCGATTGCCTGCTCCAGCTCTCGCTTCTTCGCCTCTTGGTCACCGCGCTGCTCCGGGTCTTCGATCTCGGCCAACAGGGAATCGATGTGTGCCAGGTTGTCCTGGGTGTCTTCGATCCTCGCCTTGATGATCGGGTCAACTTTCATGTCGCGCTGCCACTGACCCTTGACGACACCAAAGCTGCAGGTCATGGCCGCCTTCACCGCGCGCTTGGCCTTCTGCTTGAGCTTGGCATCTTCCAGAGTGGTCTGGGTGACCGTGCTCACGGTGTCGGCAAACAGGCGCAGCGGGCGCGACTTGTTCGTGGGCTCGCCCGACATCTCCGGGTTCTTGGCGTAGACCTTGGACAGCACGACGGAGATCGTCGAGGCGATCAGGTTGGCGCGCTGCTTGTTGTACGCAGGAGTGTCGGCATCGGCCGTGTCGTCGATGCCACGCACCAGCTTGCGGTTGTGGGCGACGCGCTTGTGGAAGGTGCTCCAGTGCTTTTCGGACGCACGCACGCGGTTCATCCAGGTCTTCACCAGAGGGTCGGCCTGTGGATCGGTGCTGGTCTGGTTGGGCGCCTCCATCGAGGCGGGGTTCACGCTGGGCGGTGGAGCGTCAAGGGGTTGCTGCATGGCGATGGTCCTGATCAGTTCGGCGGAACTGTGGGCCGCGACGCCCTTGGACACGCCGAAAAGTGATCAGCGCGCGACCTCGTGGCGGCCGTCCTCCAGCACCCTGGCACCGCCTGCCGTGGCCGGATCTGGGCTGTCGTTGGCGTCCTTCGCGCTCGGTGTGGCGGTGCGCCGCATGAGCCCGGCCTTGAGCATGTCGAAGGCGTGGTCCTCGGCCTCGGTGTCGACGTCGTCCGGGTCATCCGGGTCCGGCTCGATGGAAGGCACCGTGCGGATGGTGTGCTCGCAGCTGGCGAAGATGGCCAGCTCGTCCAGCTCCAGCGCCTGCTTCACCAGCATGGCGCCGGCCTTGCGGCTGCCTGGGCCCGCCCACCACGGGCGGAAGTTGAGGCCCGCGCGGCGGAAGGTCTGGCTGTGGGTGTTCTGTGCCCCGTACTGCGCGCCGCCCTTCGCGAAGAGGTCGGGCCCGGTCAGGCGCAGGCTGATGTCGTAGCCCAGCCGCGAGTCGTGCGCCTCGCGTGCCAGGATCCGGGCGGCCACCTTGTCGGGCGTTTCCTTGGTGCCGGTGTTGGCCAGCATGCGGCCCTTGTCGTCCTTGGCGATGCCGTACAGCTCGCGCCAGAGGTAGGTCTTGCCCTCTGGGTCCTTGGCGAACCAGCCGACGGCGTAGGGCTTGGCATATCCCCAGTCCATGGCCTGCCACAGCTTCCAGTGCGCGGGGATGACAAATGGCTTGACGATGTGTTTCTCGGCATCCCAGGCGCCCTCCAAGAACGCGCCGATGTGGATGTCCCAATCGCCATACAGCCAGGCCTTGCGCCGGTTCGGGTCTTTCGTGCCCTCCAGCGTCGCCATGTAATCCGGATCGCTGGCCAGGAGCGTGGTGTTCTCGCGGATGTCGCCATGCACATAGGTGCGCTCGCGGCCCGTGGCACCGTCGCGCATGATGGTTCCAGGTGGCACGCCCATGCGGCCCAGGCGATACCGCTCTTTCACTGCCGCATGCCCGCGCCCGTAGGGATTGCACGTGGCGCGCACCATGCGCGGCATACCCGGCACCGAGCTGCGGCAACACGACTGCATCATCTCGAAGAAGTTCAGGTCGCGCCAGTTGGTCAGCTCTTCGAAGCCGATCCACGGGTATTCATGGCCGTGGTAGTCCCAGTAGTCGTCTTCCTTCACGCCCACGCGCAGCAGCAGCTCTTCGCCGCCCGGGAAGATCCATTTGTAGTCCGCGTGGCTCTCCAGGAAGCGGGCGTTGGGGAAGAACTTGCGGAACCACCGCTTGCTCTTCTTCACCACGTCGGCCAGCTGCTTGTAGGTCTCCCGGAACAGGATGCCGCGCCACTCTGCGCCAAAACCGCGGCCCACGAACTGGGCGAAGGACATCAGCAGGGCATCGGTCTTGCCTGGGCCGCGCGTGCCCTCGTACAGGCATTCGAACACCGGGCAGGCGAGGAACAGCGTCTGGCTTCCGGGGTGCGGCTTCCAGGCGATTGGGGGCAGCGGTGGGGGCAGGATCATCCACGCAGGCCGGGCTGCTGGGGCGGCAGGTAGCCGCGTATGCGCTGCCAGAACTCGATGGGCCTGTCGTCACCGTAGATCGCCCACTCTTTCTCGGGTGCGTCGGGTTCGTAGAAACGCCTGATCTCGACGACCACGGTCTCAAGACGCGAGCACGGGTTTAGCTCCCCTGTCGGCTCCAGCAGGAAGCGGCGGTACAGACCGTTTTGATTGGCGGGCCAGCCGGACCACGGCAGCGAGCCCAAAACCTTCTCGGGCTGACAGCAGCAGCGGATGTTGAGGCGGCTCATGCTCCGCCTTTCTCATCGGCCGGCGTGGCGTCGCTGACCGCCTTCGTCCATGCCGCAGCGTCGGCCATGATCCCCGGCACCACCAGCACGCCACCAGCTGCTACGGCCGGCGCCAGTGGCTTGCCTCCGCTCGTGTGGTCGATGCTGCCGCGCTCCCTGTAGGTGTTCGGGCGCCGGCTCTTCAGCATGAAGATCATCAGCGTGTCGCTGGGCTTGCGGATGGTCAGGAATCGCGGGTTGCCCTCGGCGTCCACGGCCTGCACAGGCTTCTGCACCGTCACCATGCGGCCCGCGGCGTTGCGCTCGCGCGTTTCCACCATGCGCAGCGTGCCGTCCGGGTTGTGCTCATAGATCGGCGTGAGCTGGCCCTGGTACACGACAGGCTCTTCCACCCCATGCACGGCCCGGCGCACCGCCTCGCGCTCCAGCAGCTCTGTGCCCTCCTCCAGCGATTCATCCCAGGCCGCGGCGAACTCGGCATCGCTTTCCTTCCAGCGGTACGCCGTCGCGCGGTTGATTCCCGCCTCGGTCGTTGCCTCTCCGACCGTGGCGCCGTCAGCCAGCGCAGACAGGAAAGTCAGCATGGCCAGGTCGTTCGCTTCTTTTTCTGGCGTCGCTTTCGTTGCGGCCTTACGTCCCATGTTTCACCTTTTCCCAGTTCTTGTAGGCCTCGGCCGGCGTTGAACCCTCACCCACGTACCAAAAGGGCAGCGCCGGCCAACGGACGAGCCGGCTCATTACGCTTTCGCAGGAAGAGCATCTCCACCACGCACCGTGCAGTGCTATGTGTGGTTTGGTCCGGTCACGACTCATGGGTTTCTTCCTTTGGTACTACTTCGACAAGCTCGGGCTTGATGAGCAGGGTGCCGAATCGGCGGTTCTTTGCGGTGATGTAGCGACAGAAGAGGCGCTCGTGATCGTCCTTCTGCCCTCCCCCAATGCGACGGCCGCCACGGTATGCCAGTACCTCGGCGAGTGCGCCGGTAGGTGTTCGGACGGTTGAGCCGATCGGGATGCTGTCCACGTCCATGGGCCTGGGGATTGGGCGTGCGGTGATCTTCAGGATGGCCGGCTCTGCCTTTGCGGGTTGGGCGGGCGCGTCGAACTGCAGCTCCATCTGGCGGGATGTGTTCATGTCCTCGCGGCAGGCCTTCAGGCTGCGGTGGGCACGCTCGCGGGATGACCTCGACCGGGCGAGCGCAACCGACACGAGGGGCCACAGGCCCAACGCTTCAAGCTGTGCGCGGCATTCGATCGAGATCGCTGCTGTCATCAGTGGGCGCCCCTCGCTGCCAGGAACACCCGGCGGATGGTGATGGCCAGGGCTTGCTGCTCGTCCAGCTTCTTCAGCTTCCACATCTGGCGTTGGCCGTGCAGGCCGTTGAGTGGGCCGCGATGGCACCCGCCGCACAGGGCGATGGAGAGCCACCAGTTGCCCTGTTCGATCTCGTGGACTTCAGATGGGTCGGCTTCGCCTCCACCTTCGTCGCACACCGCGCAAGGCTGGACCGCCACGTAGCGGATGTATGCGGCTTCGGCGACCGTGGGGGCCTTTTTATTCTTGCTTTGCATCAGCCCTCCACGCGCCCGACGTAGGTGATGCGGTAGCGGCCGTTCTTGTCCCGGTGTTCCTGCTCGCAGTAGCGTCGGAATGCGGCCTCGGGAGATTCGTCCGGCAGCATGTCGATGCCGTGGCCCGTCGTGCCACCCTTCCACGAACCTTTTTCTGGCCCGACTTCCTCGCTGAATTCGAGGCTAAGCGACCGGCAGATTCGGCGACTGCGGAACAGCGAGAGCCATTTGAACCAGCCTTCGCCGTGCCTGTACTCGCGCTCTTCCACGCGACAGGTCGCTCGAATGCGCTTGCCGTCGTAGTCATCAAATTCGAAAACGGCGGTCGGGCAGGCCTTCTTTGCGGCCTGCGTGGATGCCCATTGATCGCGAAATGTGAAGCCTCGCGGCCGGCTCCATTCCGTCCAGAAATGCCTGCCGTCGCCGTCGTAGTAGCTGGTGCGGATGTGGCGCAGTTGCGTCCAGGGGAGAAACTTCGACCAGCTTTGGGTGGTAGTGCTGTCGTGTGTCTGCGCGCCGAGAAACACCTGCAGGAATCCATCGCTCAGTTGGAAGCCGTATTCGCGCGGGTGGATGTCCCAGTACCAGTCGCGGCCCATGCGCTCGATGGTCGCCGCGTCCCAGTAAGTGGCTTGAATCTTCGTGCGCCACGGTTTGACCACGGCCGGCAGGCGCACCCGCACGGTCCAGCCGAGTGCGCGCAGGTAGAGGGCACAACCTGAGTTCTCTTCGTCCCCGGACTTGATGGTGATGCCAAGCGGGCGCCAGCTGTCGCCGCGCTCGCCGATGTCGATGGGTCCGAAATGGCGGTCGTTGTCGGTCAAGCGGTTGTATGCGTACACGGGTGGTCCTTTGCGTGGGTGGTTGATTGGGATGGCATCACTCGAATTCCCGCAGAAAGCTCTCGACGCACCGGTACCGGCCTTCTTCGTCGAGGTGGGGCCAGAGGGTTTGCTGGGCGCGCGGTCCCCACAGGAAGCTGTCGACCTGGCGGTGCAGCTCGCCGAACTCCACTTCGTCCATCGATTCGAAGTCGAGCGAGCGCGGGATGGCGTTGGGCTTGCCGTCGAACCCGGGCACCAGGTCGAAATAGCCCGCACCCATGACGATCCAGTAGCGCAGCTTGTCCAACTCGGTGAACGCCTCGGTACGCGCCAGCAGGCTGTTGAGCTTCGCGAAGAACAACCGGTGGTGCGCCGGGCTGCGCGGCATGCGGTAGCTGAAGCTGAGCGTCTGACCCACGGGCAGGTCAGTGACCAGGCGGCGCCACTTCTGGTACGCGCGCTGGCCCTGCAGGTCGATGCCTTCCAGGCGGCCCTGGTCGTTTTTGATGATGACGACTTTGCTCATGAGCGCCCCCGCAGCAGCTTGGATTCCCGGATCTGCGTCCACAGGGAGACCGGCCGATCGGGCAGCGGTGCCCACGGCTTCACCGGTGGCAGCGGCCAGTCGTGGGTAGCGATCTCTTCGTCCAGCTCTTTGGGCTGGGGAATGTCGGTGTGCTGCAGGTCGAAGTCGGCGGGCTTCATGCGTCTGCTCCCAGCAGGTCGCCTTGCTCCTGCAGCTGCTGCTCAAACATGCGCCCCGCCTCCATCGCCTCGCGAATGCGTCGGCATGAGATTTCGAAGTACTCGGGGTTCTGCTCGATGCCGATGAACTTGCGGCCCAGCTGCATGGCGGCCACGCCGGTGGTTCCGCTGCCCATGAACGGATCCAGCACCAGACCGCCCGGCCTGCAGATCTCAACCATGGCGCCCATGAGTTCCACCGGCTTCTGGGTGATGTGCTCGCGGTCCTGCGGCGCCTGAAACTCGTAGAAGCCCGGGAGACACCCGACCTCGCGCTCGACCGGCATCGGACCGGCGCTGCCCCACACCACGTATTCGCATTGGGCAGAGAAGCGCCCCATCTGCGGCCGTGTGCTTTTCTTCGCCCAGGGAACGACGCCACGCCACACCCAGCCGCCGGCCTGCAGGTAGTCAGTGGAGATGGGAAGCTGTCGCCAGTCGGTGAAGAACAGAGCCGGCGCGCCTGGTGCGCTTGCGCGCAGCGCCTCGGCCGCCCAGAGTGCAGACCAGAAGTGGAACGCGCGCTGGTCGCGGTTGTCGCCTCCGAAGTTCTGGGTTTTCTCGTGGTTGCCGCTGTCGCTGCTCAAGTACTTGGTCTTCGTGTCTTGCGCACGGTCGCCGCGGAACGCGCCGCCGCTGGAATACGGCGGGTCGGTGATCACCGCGTCGGCGGTACCGGCCGCTAGGCTTTGCAGCACCTGCAGGCTGTCACCCAGGTACAGGGTGGCGGATCCAATGGTTTCGATCTTCATGCGGTGCTCCTCATCTGCCAGTGCGCGATCAGGATCGACTCGGCGCGGTTGTGGTCCTTGGCGCGGGCGATGTCGGGGCAGCCCGGGTACAGCGTGCGGGCCATGTGCAGCGCCTTGGCCTTGCGCTCGGTGGCGCTCAGCTTCGGATCGATCAGGCCGAAGAAGCGTTTCCAGGTCTGGGGGTGGGCGTAGTCCACCGTGAGGCTCAAGCACTCGAGCACGCATTCAACGGCGCCGAGCGTGCGCAGCAGCGAGCCCTGCGTCTGCACGCTGTTGTCCTTGCCGCCCATGGTCCCGACGGCTTCCACCACCGCGGCGATTGGCTCATCGGCGGGGCAGAGTTCCAGGATGCGGCGGCGCAGTGCCAGGCCGTCTACCTTGCGTTTCACCAGCGCCTTCGGGCCTACGCCGGGTATCTCCATGGTTGGGAGATCGAAGACGGCCAGCAGGCCGTTGTGGCCGAGCACAGCGCATGCGCCCGTCAATCCTGGGTCGATTCCGAGCACGATCACAGACCACCCCCTTGCACGCGCACCCGGGATTCCGGCTTCGGCTGGTCCTCGGGCCAGTCCTTGAACAGGGTGTTTTCGCCCACGTACATCACCTCGACCTTGCCGGCAGAACCGCCGCGCTGCTTGGGCACGATCAGCTCGGCGATGTAGTCCCATTCCTTGGGCAGGCCAGGCTTCGCGCGGCACTCCCGGTAGACGAACATGCACACATCAGCGTCCTGCTCCACCGATCCGCTGTCGCGGAAGTCGGACATCAACGGGCGCTGGTCGGGCCGCTTCTCCACTTCTCGACCGACCTGGGCCAGCATCAACACCGTGATGCTCAGTTCCTTGGCGAGGGCCTTGAGACCCTTGGTGATCTCGTCGAGCTGGTACGCGCGCGGCGCCTTGTGGTCGGTCCCGGCCATCAGACCCAGGTAGTCGACGATCAGCAGGCGCAGTCCGTGACGGCGCTTGAGCGCGCGGGCCTTGGCGCGCACCTGGTTGATGTTCAGGCCTGTCTGGTCGCTGGTGTAGAACGGCGTGCTGCGGATGCGCTCGCTGGCACCGGTGAGCCTGGGCCAGTCGAAGTCCCGCAAGCGCTCGCCGCGCTGGATGCGGCTCAGGTGGATCTGCGACACCATGGACATGCGGCGCTCGTGCACCTCGGTGCGCGGCATCTCCATCGACAGCATGCCCACCGCGTGTCCGGCCTCGGCGAAGGTGTTGCCGATGCTCATGGCCAGCGCGGTCTTGCCCATGCTTGGGCGGCCACCCAGCGCGATCAGGTGCCCCTCCCGGAATCCACCGTTGAGTAGTTCGTCGAGTTCGGCCAGGCCGGTCGACACGAAGTTGGACTGTCCCTCGCCGTCCGCCTGCGCCTGGATGCGGTCGATCAGCGACACCATGCCGTCGTTGCTGTCCTGCCAATCGTCGCGAGGCGCGCCCTGGTCTCCCAGGCCAACGAACACCTGCTGCGCATGGTCCAACAGATCGGTGGCGGTGCGGTCGCCGGGGTTGAAGGCGCTCGTGGCGATCTCGTCGCTAAGTTCCACCATGCGGCGCAGCAATGCCTTCTCCCGCACGATCTCGGCGTAGCGGCGCATGTTCGCGGTGCTGAGACGGTGCTGGGCCAGCTCGTTGATGTAGACCAGGCCGCCGGCCTTGTCCGCCTGCCCCTGGTCGCGCAGCCGCTCGAAGACGGTGATCACGTCGGCGGGCTTGAGCGAGTTCACCAGCGCGGCGATGGTGCCGAACAGCAAGCGGTGCTCGCTGCGGTAGAAGTCGGATTCGGTCACCAGATCGCCCACCCGCTCCCAGGCCCCGTTGTCGAGCAACAGCCCGCCCAGCACACTGGCTTCGGCTTCGATGGAGTGCGGCGGCACGCGCAGCGCGGCGGCCTCGGGGTCGGCCAGGAAGTCCTCGGGTTCGTTCATGTTCATGCTGGGTCCAGGGTTTTCTCGATCACGTGCTTCATGCCGCGATCGGTCAGGAGGAAGTCGAGGTCGCAGCGCCAGTTCGCGTGTTCACCGCTGCGCGGCGTGCGGCCCATCAGGAAATCGTTTTGTCCAGCGCGAGCGAAGTAGTCGCGGAACCACTGCACGGCCTGCTCGGAGGTCTCGGCACGGCGTGAGCCATCGGCACGCCTGGACTGCAGGGCAAAGGTCCAGGCCTTGGCCAGGGCCCGTGTGCGGTCCTTTGTCGCCAGCCTGACCTGCGGCAGGTCGGGCAGCATCTCGTGATACAGGTCGATCAAGGACTGCGTCGGGCAGGTCGGCAGCTTGGCTGACGACGTAAGAGAGTCTTTCTTCTCTTCTCTCTTCTTCTCTTCTCTGTCGTCACGCTGTGACGTCACGGTGACGTCACGCAGCTCGTCACTTCCAGCGTCACCATTCGTCACGCCGGACAGCCCTTGCTTCTTGCGCTCCCGGTACTCTTTTGTGCGCTCCGCACCAGACTTCCCGGTTAGTGACCGCTCCTTCTGCGGGCTGTTGTGTTCCTCGAAGTTGTTGAACCGAACGCCCGATCCATCGGGCAATTCCTCGGCCCATTCAACAGCGGCCAACGCCCGGAAGAAACCGGGGATTCCTGCCGCGTCGTCGACTTCGTGTGACGACGCGTGACGCACGACACCGTCACGCGCTGCGGTCTCATTCACCATCGACCAGACCGGCAAAAGGCCTCCGACGACAATGCGTGTGACGACCGAAACGTCACGCTTCGTCACGCTCTCGTCACGCGTGACGTCACGCCCGGAGTACATCCAGGCGAGGTATTCGGGGTCTTGCAAGAGCACCCGAGCCATGCGCGTGACCCGTGGATTGGTCAGCAGGCTGCTGCGCATCTTGATCCAGTCGGCCATCAGGGCGCCTTCCCCATCGCCAGCGCTTCCTCGCTCTGGAACCAGATGGCCGAGTCGATGCGCGCGGTCATGCGGGCCCGGTGCTCTGGCGTGCGGCTGTTGATCGCCTCATACATGCGCTCGCGCCATTGGTCAGCATCAGGGCGGTCCCCTGCGGCCATCGCAGCCACCATGCGGCGCCCGCAATCGCTGATGTGCAGGTCGACCTCTTCGTCGCTCAGAGGCTGGCGTACCGGCTCTGGCGCGTTCATGCCGCACCTCGTTGTTTGGCCAGGCTGATCGGGGCCGGGCCCTTCTTCAGCTGGCTCGTGGCGCGGTTGCTCAGGTTCGGCATCACGGGGTGGCTGTGGTCAGGCGCCGGGCCCGGCTGCTTCGCCCGCGATGCCTGGCCGTTCGCCACCCCGCGCAGGTAGGCCGTGGCCTTCACCTGCTCGGCGGGCGTGGCAAAGATGCCAGGGCCCTGGGCGCGGCGCGCGGCGAGGTCAAAGCCGTTGCCGCGGCTGCGCACAATGCGCGTGCCTGGCCAGTAGATAGATGTGGTCATGCGGCTGCCCTCGCGTGGAAGGTTTCCATCAGCACGCGAACCTTGAGCTCGGCTTCGGCGGCGCGGCGCTCGGCTGCATCCGCACGGCGCTCTGCCTCGGACTGGATCTGCACCAGCGTGCAGCCCACCTGGAACGCCTGCCACTCCGGATAAATGCGGTTGCCCACGACGTCGCAGAAGAACGGCACGAGGTCGGCCTGCAGGGTCGCGGTGCCGGCCTTTATGCGGGAGAAGTAACCGGCATCCACGCCGATCGCCAGATAGATCTCTTTGTCTTCCAAACCAGACGACTGGCAGGCCAGTGCGAACGCGGCCGCGCCGGTCTTTTGCCGGCGCACCAGCTCGATCGGCATGTCGTTGGCAGGTGCTCGACGCGACAGCGCCAGCTCACCCTGCTCAACCGGACTCAATTGTTTTGACGCCACTTGACTACCCCTTTCGGGCAAATAAAAAGCACGATCCAAGTCATGAACTCGAATCGCGCTCGTGATGTGAATGGATCAGCTCTGGCCTGTGGTGGCGGGCTGGGGTGCGACGCTGCCGGCTGCGGGTTCTGCAACACGCTCCCGGATGACGCGCTGGGCGGAGGCACGATCGGTCAGCGGCAACTCGTCCAGATTCAGGTGGCCACCGCCGAGAGCAACAAACACGTCGGCCATGCCCAGCTCGATCTGCTTGTTGGCGTAGGCGACCTGGTTGCAGTAACCCCTGCTGGTCCCCGCCTGTTGTGCGAAGGATTCGCGCTCGGCGACGGGCAGATTGGTGAAGAAGGTTTTGAAGTCCATGCGGGAAAGTTTACCCATGGGTAATCGAAAGTCAATACCCAACGGTAAATTACCCTCTGGTAACTTCAATCGCATGGACGTTTTCGATCGCCGAAGGGCGAAACTTCGCGAGCTATTGACGGTGCTGTCAGCTGCAGAGCTGTCCCGCAGCTCAGGCGTGGCGGCGAGCTACATCAGCCGCGCGCTCAGGGAACCTGGCGACGATGGCTACAAGAACATTGGCGAGGTGACGGCACGCAAGCTCGAGCACGGGGCAAAGAAACCCGAGGGCTGGATGGACGAAGTGCCCGCCAAGGGCATCCGTCTCGTGCACAGCGTGCAAGAGACGGTGGCGCAATACAAAATACAAGGCGATGACGTGGAGATTCGGCAATTCGAGGTCGGCGGCGGAATGGGCGCTGGCCGTCTTTTGCTGGACGATCAACCCGGAGTGATCAAGAGCTGGCGCGTGGACCATGACTGGCTGCGCCTCAATGTGCGCAGCTACTCGGCGATCGAGAACCTTTGCATCGTCACCGGCTTCGGGCCGTCCATGCGGCCGATGTTCAACCCGGGCGATCCGCTGCTCGTGGACCGCGGCGTCAAGGTGGTGGACACGGACGCGGTGTTCTTCTTTCGGGTGGGGGACCATGGTTTCATCAAGGCCCTGCAGCGCATCCCCACCGCCACGGGACTGGTGCTGCGCGCCAAGTCGAAGAACCCCGACTACGATCCCTTTGACATCGACCAGAAGACCATGGATTTCGAGGTGCTGGGCAAGGTGCTCACCGTCTGGAAAAGCGAGCAGTTCTAGCTGCATCGGACAGTTTTTTAAGGAGACTCATCTTGGGCAGTTTTTCAATCTGGCATTGGTTGGTGGTGTTGATCTACATCGTGGTCGTTGCCTGGCCGCTTTGGCGGATTGTGGGCAAGACTGGACACCATCCGGCTCTCTCGATTGCGCTGCACATTCCTTTGGTGAACATCGCCACTCTCTGGTATTTGGCCTTCACCATGTGGCCTGCGCGCCGCGATTGATCTTGGGACACGAACATGCGAACGATCATTGCTGCCGCCGCCCTTCTGGCCGCCCTAACGGGCTGCGCAAACCACATCTACAGCCTGAGCTATTCCCCTATCACCAAGGAATACGCCCGACAACTTGACGAGGTGTCGCTGGGCATGACTAAGCCGCAGCTGCGCACCCTGTTCCCCGACATGGTCACCAGAGGGCAGACGGCCATCGGAGGCCAGCAGGTGGAGGCCATGGAGCTCTCGCACAACTACTGGACCGGCGTCGGCGGCCGGCTTGAGCAGGACCAGCTGTGGTTCTACTTTCACAACGGACGGCTGGTGAAGTGGGGGCGTCCCAATGACTGGCCAGAGCCGCGCGAGCTGGTGATTCGCACGAGCTGACAGGTGGGTGCAGCCGCCCTGTTCTGCCTGGTCGTGGCAATCGCGGATGGCGACACCCTCACCGCGCGCTGTGGCGATCCCGGCGCCTATGAACAGGTGAAGGTACGGCTGGCCGAGATCGACGCTCCTGAGAAGGCGCAGCCGTTCGGCAACCGCAGCCGCCAGAACTTGGCCGAGCTTTGCTTCCAGCAGGTGGCAACCATCAGGCCCACCACGAGGGACCGTTACGGCCGCACCGTGGCGCGCGTGGAGTGCAAGGGTCAGGACGCCAACCTGCAGCAGGTGCGCGCTGGCATGGCCTGGGCCTACACAAAGTACCTGACTGACCCCGCCGTGGCTCGGGAGCAGGATGGAGCGCGTGCCGCGCGCGTTGGGCTGTGGGGAGACAAAGCCCCCTTGCCACCTTGGGACTGGCGACAACTTCGAACCAAAGGAAATTGAGCATGGCAGATCAATCGACGAACAAACTCGCTGGGCTTCTTCGCCACAGGTACCAAGAGGTGACGAGGAGTTGCCGCTACGGCCATGGCCTCCTCGAAAAATCCGGGCGCTCTTGGTCATTGAACAACCATTTGCGCTCAGGCGAGGCTGATCTGCAGGGGTACAGCTCTGGTCAACTCCAGTTCCGCTGCGCTGTGTGGGTCTGCCCTACCTGTGGCTACATGGAACTGAGCGATACGGTGGACTGATGGGCGTCCACAACATCACCACGGGCCAAGAGATCGAGCCCTCCTTTGAACCCCAAGAGCCTCCAAGCGGAGGCGATGGGGGTAACATGGACGGCATGGAAGCCCGCGTCATCAAGCTTGAAGAATTCGCGCAGGACACGCGCGACAGGCTGACTCGCATCGAAACTCGGATTGATCAGACGGCCACCAAGGCTGATGTCTCTGACGCCATGAACAACTTGATCAAGTGGGTCGTGGGCACCGCTGCGGGCTTGGGTGTGGCCGGCATAACGGTAATGTCATTCGTGCTGAACAACGCGACCCCAAAGGCGCCGGCTTCGGCAAGTCCACCGCCCATAGTGATCCAGATCCCGGCCCTGCCGCAGGCACCTGCTCCAAATCCTGCGCCCTCGAAATAGCGCACAACCTCCCGACCTCCCATCCAAGCCCGCCCCGAGCGGGCTTTTTTTGTCCACGGTTTCCTCGATCTCAAAAAAGTTTACCTGCAGGTATTGACTGTTTCATTACCCTTGGGTAAATTATCTCCATCGGCTCCACATCGGAGCCGCAACGGAGAGAGCAGATGCAAATCGACAACGTGGAGCGCAGGGAGAGCTGGCCCCGGCTCACCCCGCAGCAGGTCGACGACGCGCTGGACGCTGAGCGCGCTGCAGCGAACGCTGAGGCCTACGAACACCACATCAACGCCGCGTGTGCGGCCATCCAGCACACGCCATTCGCGCTGGTGACCCCGGCTTACATCGGTCAGGTGCTGGACACGCTGGCATGCAAGGCCCAGGAAGCGCACCTGCCGGAGCTGTGCGAGTCGTTGGAAGTTCTGTCGTGCGAGGTGACGCCGTGAGCGCGCCGCACACCGCTCAATCCTTCGTGCGGGCTGCGCTGGCAGCCGAGCGCGAGCAGTGGACCGGTCCGAGCGCGCAGCACACACCGGCGCCCTGGTGGCCGACTGAATCTGGCGTCCGTGACCGTGGCGGATACATCGCACACACACACAGCGTCCAGCGCTACGAGGGTCAGGACGAGCGCTATGCCCTTGAGGTCGCCCAGCGTGAGGCCGACAAGCTCCTGATCGCCGCAGCTCCTGATCTGCTGAAGCAGTTGCAGCACGTGGTTCGATTCTTTGACCAGATCAACCCCGCTGACGTTGAGCGGTATCGCGCCGCCATCGCCAAGGCCGCCGGGAGCGTGTCATGAGCGCCCCCGACAACGGCGGGCCAGCCTTTCCGCCCATGCACGACCCAAACACCCACGCTTTCGGCATGACGCTGCGCGACTACTTCGCGGCGAAGGCGATGCAGGGAATGTTGGCGGTGCCGGATGACCAGCGCTATGGAGACCGTGCCGACCAGACGCTTTCGGTCGAGCAGTGGCAAGCGTGGTGCGTCACCGGTGTTGTCGAGCATGCATACCGCATGGCCGACGCCATGCTGAAAGCGAGGGCGTCATGAATTGCTGTTCCGACTACGGCCAGTGCACGCGCGGCGCCGATTGCCCAGCGCGTGCTCGCACCTGTGACCAGTTGGGTGTTTGCCAGGACCGCACGCCGCGGTGCAAGGGATGCAAGCCCGGCCCGCTGGAGGTGCTGAGTTCCGAGAAGGCCCGCGATGTCACCACCGCCGTGGTGCTGGGCCTCTCCCTGTTCTACGGCCTGGTGCGGTGGTTCTCGTGATCACCCTGCGCCTGCTTTCCTTCTACCGCCGCAGCGGCATGCCCTTCTGGCCTGCCATGCGCAAAGCCATCCGCGCCGCTTGGCGCACCTATTGACCCACCACCGAGAAAGCCATGAACGACGTGATTGAAATGAAAGAGCCGACCAGCGCGGCTTCACTGCAGCAAGTGGCCACGCCGGCCCTGCTCCTGCAGATGGCGGTGCAGCAAGGCGCCGACATGGACAAGCTCAAACAGCTGATGGACCTGCAGGAGCGCTGGGAAGCAAACGAAGCCCGCAAGGCATTCCGCGAAGACTTTGCAGGGTTCCGTGGTGAAAACATCATCATCCCGAAGACCAAGCACGTCGACCGTGGACGTGGCGGCTCATTCGACCAAGCCGAGTATGACCAGGTGACTGGTCGCCTTTCGCCCGCCCTGTCGCGCCACGGCTTCGGCTTCCGTCACGACCAGAAGTTCGGCCTCAAGCGGATGATGATCGATGGGGTGGAAAACGATGTCGGCTGGGTGTGGGTGACATGCCACCTGGAACATCGCAAGGGGCACACGGAGTCCCTGGAGCTTGAAGGCCCTCCAGGCGATCTGTCGGTAAACACCCCGACGCAAAACATGCAGACCACGGCGAGCTACCTCAAACGGCAGTCGCTGCTGGCGATCACCGGCACTGCCACCGGCGGCGAAGACGACGAATCCAAGATGCGGAAGTCTCGCGGCAGTGAGCAGCAAGGCGAAGGCGAGCTTGAGGCCATGGTCGAGTTCGGCCGCGATGCCGCTATGGGTGGCATGAAGGCTCTCACGGCATGGTGGGGCGGGTTGACCGCGAAGCAGCGCAGCAGCTTGAACAAGGACTTCCCATCCATGCGCGCAGCAGCCCAGGCCGCAGATCGCGGAGGCAACCATGCATGACCTCCTGATCCGCTGCAGCTCCATCGGCAAGCTGATGACCGAGCCCAGGACGAAGGCCGAGGGCCCGCTGTCGGTGGGCGCGAAGACCCACGTCCGCAGCCTCGTTTCCCAGGCGATCTACGGTGTGGACTTCGAAGTTTCCAGCAAGGAAATGGAGAAGGGCATCCTGGTCGAGCCCGAGTCCATCGCACTGTTGAACCGGGTGCGCGGCCTGTCGCTGGTGAAGAACACCGAGCGCAAATCGAATGCCTGGATCACCGGCGAGTGCGATCTGTTCGACGCTCGCGCGCGCCGCGGCCATGACCTGAAAAGCTCGTGGTCTGTCGCCAGCTTCCCGATCGCGTTGGTCGACTGCGTGGACAAGCTCTACGAGTGGCAGATGCGCGGCTACATGTGGCTCTGGGATGCCGACAGCTGGGAGGTGAACTACGCGCTGATCACGACGCCGGAGCACCTCACGCGCTACGAGCCACCGTCCATGCACTTCGTGGATCACATCCCCGAGCACATGCGCCTGACCACCTGGACCGTCGAGCGAGACCGCGATCTCGAAGCCGCCATGGTCGAAAAGATCAAGGCCGCCCGCCAGTACTACGCCCAGGTGCTCGCCGAGTTCACCACCTCCCATGCGCTGCCTGGCGCTGCCCCTGTGCGCGCCGCCGCGGCCGCACGCATCCCTGAAACCTTCGACTTCTGAGGCCCCCACCATGACGACTGAAACCCCCATCGATTTGATCGACCGCGCAGAGATCAACGCCGGCGGCGTGCTCGTGCAGTACAGCAAAACCGAGGCCGCCCTGGCCGCGCTGCGCGAGAAATACACCGGCGCCACCTTCGACATGACCACCACGAAGGGCGACAAGGAAGCGCGCGCCGCACGCCTGGAGCTGACCACCTTGCGCACCGGCCTGGAAAAGCGCCGCAAGGAATTCAAGGCGCCCGCGCTGGAGTTCGGCAAGAAGATCGACGCCGAGGCCGCACGCATCACCGCCGAGATCGAGGCGCTGGAACAGCCGATCGATGCCCAGATCCGAGCCGACGAAACCCGACGCGCCGCCGAGAAGGCCGAGCGCGAACGAATCGAAGCCGAGCGCGTGGCCGTGCATCAGAACCGGCTCGCCGTGATCCGCGCATGCGTGGGCAAGGCACAGGGCCTGCCATCCGCTCGCATCGCCGTCGGTATCGAGCAGGTCGAACGCATGGTGACCGACGCGGCCACCTGGGAAGAGTTCGCCGGTGAGGCCGCCACCGCCCAGGCCGAGACCCTGGCCGCCATGCGCTCCATGTTCGATGCGGCCAAGGCGCGCGAAGACGAAGAGGCACGAGTCGAGCTGCAGCGCGTGGAGAACGAGCGCATTGCCGCCGAGAACCGCGCGCAGGCCGAGCGCCTGGCCGAAGCGCAGCGCGAGCTGGACGCGAAAGCAGCAGCGTTCCAGGCTGAGCAGGACGCGATCGCCGCGCGCCGCGCAGAGGAAGAAGCCGAGGCCGAGCGCAAGGCGCAAGACGCCATCAAGGTGGCGGCCACGCCTGCTGTGCATACCTACGAAAACGGCGCACCCATGTACAGCACCACGACGTTCAAGGACAACGGCGAGCCGATCATGCTGACCCCCGAGGGCAAGCGCAGCGTGTTCTGCGACCTCAACGACGACATCGAGCTGGAGAAGCCCACCGTGAAACTCGGCGAGCTCAACACCCGCTTGGGCTTCATCGTCACCGCCGACTTCATCGAATCGCTCGGCTTCACCGCCACGGTGGAGCGCAACGCGCGTCTCTATCGCGAGAGCGACTTCCCCCGCATCTGCGCCGCCATCGTGCGCCACGTCCAGGGCGTGGCCCAAGGCGTGGCCGCCTGACCCTTTCCCCTCACCACCCGGAGCACTCATGAACTTGAAATCCCGCATCGCTTTGTGCGTGCGCATCCTGCGCGCGAAGCCGTCCAACCTGCTGTCTCACGCGGACCGTGAGCTGCCCCACATCGGCACCGATGAGATGGGGCAACTCATGGCCAAGAACATGCGCGAGCTGGTGCTGGTGTTCGGCACCCAGGGGCACAGCGGTTTCAGCGCCAGCTATGCGACGGGCTTGCTCCAGACGTTGCTGCGCTACGAGCCAGTTGCGCCGCTCACGGGCGATCCGGGCGAGTGGGTGGACCACGGGTACTGCCAGCAGAACAACCGCTGCGGCCGCGTGTTCAAGCAAGCGGACCGGTTCGACGGTCAGGCCTATGACATCGATGCCGTGGTCTTCCTGGAACCCAACGGCACGGGCTTCACCGGCCGTGGAAGCCAGCAGCCCATCACCTTCCCCTACACGCCCCGAACGGTTTACGTCGAAGTGGACACCGAAGGCAACCCACTCAACGGCTGGAACCGCGAGGGCGTGTGCCCCGAATGGGCCGCCGCCTGATCTCCCCCACCAC